GCTGCAATGCCACAAGGTTTTACACAAGCAGACTTAAATGTTCCTGCTGCACCAACAGTTGCGGGAGTTCCAGATGATCCAGCATTTTTACCAGGTGGAAGTGCTGTAAACCCACCAGACTATACAAATTTACCACCTAATATTATTGGCGGCGGTAGAGGCGACAACATAAGCATTTTAGATGATATGAGATTTCCACCACCTAGAGATATTCTAGGAGGATATAAACCCTTAGACCTTACTGGTGTGCAAAGTATTTTAGATTCTTTAAGACAAGACAAAATTAATCTTCCAAACTTTGATGACTTTGTAATGAAAGAAGATTTACAAGTTCCAAATGGTAGAGATTTTTCTATAGAAAATATAAGAGAAGATTTAAGGTTGCCAGACTTTGAAAATTTTGTAATGAAAGACAGCATACCAACATACGATGATTCAGAAATAAGAGATTTAATAGCACAAAATACAACTGGTATTAATAGTGTTCCAGACTTTAATCCAAATGATTACAGAGATGATTTTTTAAGTATTGCTAGAGAAGGCATAGACATACCAAGGTATGAAATGCCAGATGTATCACAATTTATAACAAAAGATGATTTACCAACTTTTCAAGAACCAAACTTAGATGATCTATATAAAAGACTAGATGCGTTAGAAAATCAACCAATGATTCCAGATGGTTCAAACTTTAGCATTAGCCGACCACAATTAGGTTTATTTGGTTAATGGCATCACAAGAAGAAATATTACATTCTAACGAAGCAGAGTTGATTCTAAACTCTGAAACATTTAAAGATGCAATACAAATACTTAAAGATGAATACACAAACTTATGGTTATCTTCTAAAGGAGATGATATAAGTACAAGAGAAAATTTACACAAAGCTATTAAGCTGTTGCCCGAAGTTGAAAAACATCTCCGCATTATTGTAGAGAAGGGTAAGATTACAAAATCACAATTAGGCAGACTACATAAAGTTGTGTAAACTATAAATAGTATAGTAAAATATTACTTTACATTTTAAGGAATGAATAATGACCAATAACGCAAAGCCGACTGGTTTACAAACAGATATGCAAGAGGCTGAACAGTCTTTTGAAAGTTTTTTGACTCCAGAGGAACAACCAGAAAACGAAATAGAACAGGCATCAGAAGATGTAGTCGTTGAAGAGGAAGTCATCGAAGATGATAAAATCGTTGAAGATGAAGTTGAAGAAGATGCAGAAGAACTCCAAGAAGATCAAGTAGAAGAAGAGGAGTCCGAGCAACCACAGCTATATACAATTAAAGTAGATGGCGAAGATACACAGGTTACGCTTGAAGAACTCCAAAACGGATACAGTCGCCAAAGAGATTATACGAGAAAAACTCAAGAGTTGGCCGAACAGCGAAAAGTTATAGAGGCTCAACAACAAGAAGTTTCTCAAAAAGATGCAATTTATTCACAGTTGTTACCTAGAATGGAAGCTACTTTGAAGGGCGAGTTAGAAAACGAGCCAGATTGGAATACACTTTACGAAGCAGATCCTATTGCTTATGTCCGTGAAAAGGATGTTTGGAATGAGAAAAAGCAGAAGTTACAAGCCGTGCAAGCTGAAGCACAAAGGGTTCAACAAGAATCACAAGTGGAGCAGCAAAAGAAACTTCAACAATTTGTTGAATACGGTAACAAACAACTGCTTGACCAAATTCCAGAATGGCAAGACAACGAGGTGGCATCAAAAGAAAAGATGTCAATTCGGGATTACGGTGTTAATGTTCTTGGGTATACACCACAAGAAATGGACAGCGTTTATGACTACCGAGTTTTACTTGGTTTAAGAAACGCATGGTTACAACATAAAACACAACAAGCGACTAAAGTTAAGCCAACTGAAAAGAAAGCGGCAGCTCGTACCGCACGACCTGGCACTTCAAATGTTCCAAAATCTACAACTCCTGTGAAAAAAGCAAAACAAAGATTAGCTAAAACTGGCAAAGTGCAAGATGCAGCTAAACTTTTTGAACAATTAATATAAACTTTTTTTATAAGGAAAAAATATGGCTAAAGTAACTAACGCTTTTGATACATATAGCGCGACTGCTGATAGAGAACAACTAAGTGATGTTATCTATAACATTTCTCCACAGCAAACTCCGTTTATGTCATCAATCGGAAAAAACTCAATCAAGAATGTAGTTTTTGATTGGCAAACAGAATCATTACCAACTCCAAGCGGAACTGGTCAGTTAGAAGGTTTTGAACTTTCAAGAACTGCTGCGACTGCTACCACAAGAGTAAGTAATGTGGCAATGATATCATCAAGAGATGCAACTGTAACAGGCTCACAACAGTCTAGTGATCCAGCAGGTAAAAAGTCAGAAATGGCTCATCAACTTGCTATTATGTCTAAAGCACTAAAAAGAGATATGGAAACAGCTCTCTGTCAAAATGGTGGTAAGACAACTGGTAACGCAACAACAGCTAGAAAAACTGGTGGCTTTGAATCTTGGATGAAATCCAATGTAAGTAAAGCAGCATCAGGCGCTCCTACTGGTGGCGGTACAGCTCCTACAGATGGAACTCAAAGAGCTTTAACTGAAGCTTTACTTAAAGCAGTATTACAATCTTGTTTCACAAACGGTGGCGAGCCTTCAATGGCAATATGCGGCCCTGTAAACAAGCAAGTAATTTCTGGTTTCACAGGTAGAAGTTCAGCTAGACAAATGATTGATGCAAACACAGTAGAGGCTTCTGTTTCTATTTACGCATCAGATTTTGGTGAGCTTAAAATAGTACCTTCTAACTTTAGTAGAGAAAGAACATTACTATTAGTAGATCCTGACTTTGCAAAAGTATCATTCCTAAGAGATTTCAAAACAGTTGATATCTCAACAATAGGTGATGCCGAAACTAAAATGTTAGTAGTTGAATACGGTTTAGAGGTGAGCAACGAAGCTGCTCATGGACTCGTAGCTGATTTAACAACTTCATAAGTTAGATTATCTTGGGGTGGGTTAAACTCACCCCTTTTTTAGATGACAACAAAGCGCACAATCACAGATCATAAAACTGGTTATAAATCAGAATTTATTACTGAAGATGACAAACTGGTTTATCACACAACCCAAGATGTTGCTCCTGTCATTGACCATGTCAAAAAACTAAGAGACAATACAATAACGCCTGGAAAAGATATGCGACACATAGCTGAAGTACCAATGGTAATTTGGCAAAAAGCATTACGAGAGGGTTGGTCGCAAGATTCAGCAAAATGGAAAGAGTGGCTAAACAACTCGGATAATAAAGTGTTTAGAACCTGGCAAGGAAAAGTATGACATATTCAGAACTTAAAACATCAATAGCAAATTATCTTAATAGATCAGACCTAACATCTGATATTGATACATTTATAGATAATGTTGAAGCAGAGCTTAACAGAAGGTTAAGAACCAAAGACATGATTAAAAGAGCAACTGCTACTGCTGACTCACAATATTTAACAGTTCCAACAGACTGGTTAGAGGCAATTAATGTAGAAATTACAGCAAATAACTTCAGTCCTTTATTTCAACAATCTATAGAATCACTAGATGTCTATAGAAAAGCAAACAACAACTCAACAGGCCAACCTATTTATTACGCAATGGTAGATGACTCTATAGAGTTAGCACCAACACCTGACAGTTCATATACCCTACAACTTACTTACTATGCTAAAATATCTGCATTGAGTGATTCAAATACAAGTAACTTTGTATCTGCATCACACCCAGATGTGTATTTATATGGTGCATTAAAACACGCTTCTATTTATTTAATGGAAGATGAAAGAATACCAATGTTCACCCAACAGTTTGAAAAGGCGTTGGAAGAAATGAGATTAGAACAAGAAAAATCTGCATTTGGTAAAGGATCTTTAATGATGAGAAGAAGAACCTACGGAAAAAAACAAAAAAGAAATTATTACTACGGTAATTAATAAAGGAGAATAGAATGGCTGGATTTACTGATTATTTAGAAAACAAAGTATTACTTCATGTGTTTGGTGGTACTGCTTATACTGCACCATCAACATTATATGTTGGTTTGTTTACAGCAGCACCATCTGATACAGGTGGCGGTACTGAATGTTCTGGTGGCTCTTATGCTCGTAAGAGTATGCCTGACATGACAGTAAGTGGAACATCACCTACACAAGCAACTAATGGAGCTGCGGTTGAGTTCGCAACTTCAACTGGTGCATGGGGAACTGTAACGCATTGTGGAGTCTTTGATGCCGCATCTAGTGGTAATTTATTAGGTTGGGCAGCATTAACTGCATCTAAAACTGTTGCAAGTGGAGATGTATTTAGATTTGATGCTGGCGATTTAGATATTACTCTAGCGTAATAGCATGGCCACGATTGGCTATGGTCAACTTAATTACGGGATAGCCGATTACGGTACTCCTGAATACGAGTTTGCATCCGCAACCATAGCTCAAACATCTGGTTTTAGTGCAGCTGGTAGCCTTACACTAAAGGCAGTTGCATCCATTGACCAAACTTCCGCATTTACATCTGCTGGTACTGTAGTATTAGTAGGATCAGCTACGATTGCTCAAACGAGTGGTGTAACTGCAACCGCAGAGGTTGTTAAACTAGGCTCTGCATCCATAAATCAAACATCTGGTTTTGCTGCTACAGGAAGGCAGATTGATAAAGGTGAAGCAACCATTGCACAAACTTCTGCATTTGCTGCAACAGGCGAAGTTGTAAAACTTGGCGCAGCATCTATAGACCAAACATCTGGTGTAACCGCTACAGGAGTAATTGTTCTTGATGGCGTTTCATCTATTGACCAAACAACAGGCTTTACCGCAGCTGGTGTGCGTATAGCTTTAGGCCAAGCATCTATAGACCAAACATCAGCAATCACAGCTACACCAGAGATGGTTTTAAGTGGTTCTGCTACGATTGCACAAGAAAGTGCTATGACAGGTCTTGGTGGTCTTAAAATTTTTGGTGAATCTACTATTGCACAAACAAGTGGTTTTTCTGCGTTAGGTGGTTTAAAATGGAATGACCAGACTGTAGCAACAACTGACTATACGAATCAAACACCAGCTACAACAACTTGGACAGATCAGTCCGCAACAAGTACAGATTGGACTGACATAGCAGCATAAATAGGAATAAATTATGGCAGATACATTTACAACGAATTTAAACTTAACTAAACCAGAAGTAGGAGCATCAACCGATACCTGGGGAACAAAAATTAATGCAGACTTAGATGCTCTTGATGCAATCTTTGCATCTGGTGGTACATCGGTAGCCATTAACCTAGATGGAGCAGTTATAGACAGCTCTGTTATTGGTGGCACTACAGCAGCAGCAGGATCATTCACAACCTTATCAGCAAGCACATCTATAACAGGCACACTTGCAACAGCAGCACAAACAAACATCACTAGCGTAGGTACTCTTACAGGTTTAACTGTAAACGGTAACTTTTCAGTAGATGGCGGAACAATTAAACTAGATGGCAACTATCCAACTGGTACAGGTAATGTAGCTTTAGGTGATACAGCACTTGATAGTGTTGCAGCTGATGGAAATTATAATACAGCTATAGGAAGAAATGCTTTAACAGCAACTACAACTGGTGATTTAAATACTGGATTAGGTAACAAAGCGTTAGCAGCAAATACAACAGGAACATCAAATGTAGCTTTGGGTGCTAATTCCTTACAAGCAGCAACTACAGCAGATAACAACACCGCAGTTGGTCATTCTGCTTTATCAGCAAACACTACAGGAACAGACCTAGTAGCTGTAGGTATGAGTGCTTTAATAGATAATACAACAGGTAATGGTAACGTAGCAGTAGGAAGATTTGTTTTAGGTGATAACACAACTGCTAGTGGAAATACTGCAATGGGTGGGTATGATGGAACAGTACAACCTGCTATGAGAGTTAATACTACTGGTGCAGCCAACGTTGCTATAGGTAGTGGTGCTTTAGCAGCGAACACAACAGCATCAAACAACACAGCAGTTGGTTATTCAGCTTTATTAGCAAACACTACAGGTGTAAATAATACAGCAGTAGGTTCATTGTCTTTAGATGCTAATACTACAGGTAATAGTAATGCAGCTTTTGGGTATGGTTCTTTAGGGTTAAATACAGAAGGTTTAAGAAATGTTGCTATGGGTGCTGAATCTTTAGCAGCAAACACTACTGGTGATGATAATGTTGCGATAGGTGAAGATGCTTTAGCTGCAAATACTACAGCTTCTAATAACACAGCAGTTGGTACAGACTCTTTAAAAGCAAACACTACAGGTGCAAACAACGTAGCTATAGGTGCAAATGCTCTTGATGCCAATACTACAGCAGATGATAACGTAGCTATTGGTAGATTAGCATTAACTGCAAATACAACAGGAACAGCCAATGTTGCTGTAGGTAGAGACGCATTAGAAGCTAATACCACGGCAAATAACAACACAGCAGTAGGTTATGATTCATTAAAAGCAAACACTACAGGTACACAAAATACAGCAGTAGGTTCGTCATCTTTAGATGCTAATACTACAGGTAATAACAACTCCGCAGTTGGTAAATCAGCTTTAACAACAAACACTACAGGCAGCAGTAATACAGCGATGGGTGGTTTTGCTTTAGAATTAAACACCACAGGAAGCAATAATACAGCTATTGGTATAGATGCTTTATTATCAAACACTACAGCATCTAGCAATACCGCAGTTGGTAAAGATTCTCTTAAAGCAATCACTACAGGTGGTGCTAATACAGCACTAGGTGACTCTTCACTTCAAAGTGTTACTACTGGTGGAACAAATATAGCTGTTGGTTTTCTTGCAGGAAGTACACTTACTACTGGTAGTTTTGGTATGTATATGGGTAGAGGTTCAACTGCATCTGCTACTGATAGTAGTTATGAAATGGTTATAGCTACTACTAATACAACTGTTACTGGTAAAGGTAACAGTACAGGTTTTATAGCACCCGGTGCTACAGGTGCAGTTTTTCAAGGTAATAACTCATCTACTTGGTCTACAACTTCTGATAGAAGAATTAAAAAGAATATAGAAGATAATACAACTGGTTTAGATTCTTTAAATAAAGTTAGAGTTAGAAACTTTGAATATAGGACACTTGATGAAATAACTGATTTTGATGAGCCTCGTGCTGCTATTGTAGAAAAAGAAGGAATACAATTAGGAGTTATAGCCCAAGAAATAGAAGATGTTTTACCTGATGTAGTAGAAACACAATCAACAGGTGTAAAAACTGTAAATACTGACAATATAACTTGGTATTTGGTAAACGCAGTACAAGAACTGTCTACGCAAGTAGATGAATTAAAAGCCGAAATAACAACTTTAAAAGGAGAATAATATGGCACAAACAGTAGCAGAATGTCTAACAGCAGGAA